ATCTTCTAAATTAGGGTGAAAACCAAATTTTTGATCCTCTACCTTAATTATTCTTCTTAACTTGCTTTTAGATAGTTTTTGTAATTCACTTAGTTTTGTTAGTATTAATGCAACATCTTGTATTCCTAACTCATTTATTAAATTCTTAGGTATATCTGATAATGCACTTATTGTTTCTAATGCTTCTTTACTTCTACTACCTTTGTGTAAATTTACTAACTTAACCCACTTTTCAACTGTAACATCTGACCAGCTTTTTATTAAGTTAAAGGTTTTTACCTTACCTTTTTTCCTAACATTTATTTTCATAATTATATATAGAAAAAATTAATATTTAGTTTACTGTACAAAATACTTACCATAATTAGGATTATCTAAATGATAAATTACGTTGTATCTTATAGCATCAATAGCATGATTGTAAGCATCTACATATAGCTTAGAACCTTTATCTGCATATACATAGTTGTTAAGTTCTTTTGCAATATTAGTTGCTTCAGGACATACAACTAATTCATAATCTTGCATTCTAGTTATACCACTTTCTATTGTACCTTTTTTTACAGGTTTTATATTTACTCCTAAGTGTTTTAAATCTTCTATTAATCTAGGTTCAGCACTATCAGCTATTATAAGTTTATTATCTACTTTATCTAATACTATCTTAGCTAATTCATGCGACTTTAAACCATTCTTGTATATATGTTCTTTAACATACATTTTCTTTTTCTTTTTGTCAATAGCCACCTCTATTAAACTATCAGGATCAACACTAAATCCAAAGTCCATACCACAAGATGTTTGTAGTCCATCAGGATTAAATTGTCCTATTGTCCAATTATCAAATACTACACCTTCTGCTTTATCAAGCCAACCACCAAGTATTTTATGTTTATACTTTTTTATATTACGTTCTTTTATAGTCCTAATACGTTCTAAGAAGCTCTTAGAAAGATTTTCTTTATTGTCTAGGTATGTACTATGGATATAGCATACATTGTCTTTAACACCATTAAAACCAGCTTCTACACCTTTATCTTGAAAAAATCTATTGTATATCCAATGTTCTTTAGTAACAGGATTAAGTATTAGTATAATTCTATTTTGTACATCTTTTTCTCTAATACTTAAATCAATAGTATCAAATATATCTTCATCTATTAGTTCTTCTGCTTCATCTAGTACCCAACAAGATATTCCTTGTAATGATTTTAAACTTGCAGTTTGGTTACCTGCTGATGTTTTTATACCTCTAAATAGTATATCTGATTTATTACTTAAATTTAATACTTCTGCTTTGTTTACACTAAATATATTTTCAAAACCTAGTAATGTTATTTTTTCTAAAAATTCAGGTATAATAGATAAATGTGCTGATACCATTGTATATCTAGTAAACAATACTCTAATGTTTTTACTCATTGTCAGTAATGTTAGAAATACTGTTACTGCAAATGATTTACCTGATCCTCTACCACCTGTTATTATATAATAACGTGCATCAGAATTAAATAGTAATTTATATTTATTGTTCAGTTTCAGTTTCTACAAAGTTTATTATAGGCATATTAATACTTTCATCATTTGTAGTTACATCTACTCTTTGTTGTGGTTTACCATAAAAGTATTCAAAAAATAACTTTACTGCCCATTGTTCTTTTTTCTCTAAACCTTGTTTTAAAGAATTTAAAGCCATATCATTCATAGGTGTTAAATTCTCTATTAGCTTTTGTTCTTCTGATTTGCTTTTACGACCTGCACCTTTTCTAGCACCACCATTGTTTATTCGTTTATCCATAATTGAAAAAGATTGATTAATCAATTCTATATTATATTATAGAAATTAATTATATTCATTTGGTAACATTAATCTTATATTTAATTCACTTAATGCCCATATACGTATATTTTCTGTATATATCTCAAATGCTTTAGTATTCATTCTTGCAGTACTATTAACTGTTTGTAGTCCTACTGTTTTATTGTTTACTTCTATACTTGACCACTCACTTGCAAATTTAACTTTTAGTGTATCGTGCATTTCATCATTAAAGTAACCAAGTTCTTCTGCTAATACTTGTACTATACATTTCCAATAATAATTGTTCTGCATCATTGATCTATTGTTTTTTTGTTTCTTAACCTCAACTGTATAATCATTGCCTAATTCTTTAAGATAGTTTATCAGACTTTGCTTATCTTTATTATCCTTTATTACAAACTTCAAAATATTCTTTTTTGTGTTTTATGTTGTTCTATTCGTTTTATAGCTGCATTATAATACTCCTTATCTAATTCACAAGCAGTTAAATCAAAACCTAAGTTATGACAAGCGATAGCTATTGATCCACCACCTAAATGTGTATCCAAAATTTTATATCCTTTTTTTGCGTAGTTCATTAATAACCATTCATATAATTTAACAGGTTTTTGACAAGGATGAATATTATAATCATCACTACAAACAAATCCATAATGTTCAATACATATATAATCAACTCTTTTTAATCTGCTATAACTTGCGATTTCACATTTACTAAATTTTGGATTTGGATTTTTTTTATCCCAAATTATAGCACCACCTTTATTATTAAAACAATTATAATAATTAGCACCCCATATTATTTGTTCTTTACTTACTCTTTCTAATTCATTAAAATATTTTTTATTAGGTATTTTATCATTCCATTCTACCTTTTTACCTCTTATATTACCACCTTGTTGAACCCAATTTCCAATCCCATAAGGTGGATCTACTATTGCTAGGTCAAAGTAATTATCCTCATATCTTGACATTAATTGCATATTACATTCGTTAGTTATGTTCATTATTTAAAATCTTCATTAACACCTCTTTCTCCTATTAGTTTTTCTTTTGCACTATCCCATAACATATCACGTTTTTTGCTTAATGTAGGTTCTGTTCTTATTAAATCAGGCATACCTTCTACTATTTCACTTTTCATATACTTACCACAATCACATAACGCTTCTTTTACTACCCATCTACCTTTCCTTAGTACGATAGTAGATTTACTTATTTCTTTTTCTATTTCACAACATTCGCATTTATATAAAGTCATTTCTTATTGTTTATAACATCTAATTCAAAATATAAATGGTTAATTGCTTTTTCTATACATTCTTTTGGTGTTTTATGTTTATTGTTTGCTCTTAACAAATATGTTACTGCATTACCAACATTAAAACCTAAATTGAAATCTTCTACAATCTTTCTTGCTTCATAACCATAAACTTTACCTATATAGTAATTAGGTATTTTTAATTTTCTCTTGTTCTTCATATTTCTTTAAATTTTCTTTTATTTTGTGCATTTCGTGTAGGTCTGCTCTATATTCTAAATAACTTATAATAATAAATGCAAACACAAAAAAACCTACTATTATTCCAAAAAATATACTCATTTGTTTTTGTTTTTAAATTTAATTAATAAATATCCTAATATTGGTGTACCAAAAAGTAAAGTCAATAAACTTGGGTGTGGTTCACCACATAGTCCTGTAAAATGTCTTAAAAATTCTATCATATCTTAAATTTTAAAAAAAGTATGGTAAATAGTAGAAATGTATAAAACAATAAAAAAATGAAAAACTAAAATAACTACTTACCATACTTTATATATATATCTTTTATTCCATTTAAACAACTACTTAAACAACTACTACAATTAGTTCCTGTACTATAATTAGTTTGATATATTGTATTGTATAGTTCTATCATTCTTTTTTTTACTTCTATATTTTTTGCTCTACCATTTTTTATATCAGGATATACTTTTTTTACTTCTTCTATTATTTCTTCAGGTAATCCTTCAGGTGTTTCTATTGTAGTTGTTTTATTCCAATATTTTTCAGGACAAGCCATTGGTGCTAATCGTGCTTTAATTTTCATAAAACATAAACATCTTTTACATTGTCCTGTTGGTTTAAAATAATATATACAACTTCTGCATATATCTAACCTATCTTTATATACTTCATCAGATGTAAAAAACCTATTCACCTACTAATTCTTTTTTTAATATAGTTCTTACTTTATCTATTGTAGTATATAAGCTATTTCTACTTATTTTTGTTTCTTTAGCTAAACTATCTAATGTATGTCCATCATAGTATAGTTCAAAAACTTTTTTATCGTACCAATGTAATTTACTTAGTTCTGCTTCTATTTTTTGTATCTTTTGTTCTTTAATATCTTCTTCTACTTCTTGTGCTATATTATATATACTTTTGTGAAAATTCTTTTGTGTTGTGGTTGTTTTGTAACTTAAATTTATAAGATTTGCATAATACTTTTTATATTTATAATAGTATGCTGATCTTTTACTTGTTAATGCTCTTTTTAAAGCAACTGCTCCATATTTTAATAATCCTTCTTCACCATCTCTTAAATATATATCTTTTAATACTTGTATGTTCATTTGCATCAAATACAAGAAAAGTTCTTGTACACTATCATCTATTTCGTTTTTATCTTTTGTATATAAACCAGCAATATCTTTATATTTAGGTAATAGTTTTGCTAATATATTATATATATCATTCATTGTAAGGTTCTAATTTTTCTATTTTCTCTACTACATCATGCAGCATTTCATTTATTAAAACTCTATATGAATTTACTAATGTTTTATTTCTTTTCGTTTCTATTGCAGCAAAAAAGCCATTTGTCATTACAGAAAGGTTAATTGGCAATATCATTAACCAATCCCAATAATTATTTTCTTTTGTGCTTTTACCATAGTTGTTATGATAATCTACAATCAAATCATACACTTGGTTATAATTTTTCCATCTTACATCATTAGATACATCTTTAACAAATTCTTTTATCATTGTAATATAATTGCTAACTATAACTTGATGTTCTTTGTTAGCATATATTATTTTTTTCATATCTCAAATATAAAAAATTATTTATTCTATTCCTTTTTCTTTTTTTAAGTTATTAACAAGTGTTTTATAATATCGTATATCTTCTTCATATTCAACCCTCATTTTCTTTATAGAAGTTTGTGCTAAAAATTCTAATTCTTTGCTTGTACCATCACCATATTTAGCATTTATATTTAAACCAAATTTCCATTGTTCACCCTGCTGAAACATATTACACTTGACACATTGAACTTGACAATTCCATTCATTCCATCTTGTTGCATGATGTCTTCTACTTTGAAAGTGTCCACATTGTAGTTTTTTATAATGATCTATTTTACCACAAGTGAAACATTGTGCTATTCCTTCGTTTGTTGCTTCACGTAAACGTATATACAAACTAAACCACTTATCTAATTCTTTTTTTAATTTACTTATTGATTTTTTCATAATCCACAATAACCACTATCACATTCGTTAAAATCATCAAAAGATAATTCTGTTTGTACATTCCAATTCATAATTTCTCTATATGTACAATCTTTTCTAAATGTATTTGGCATATTTTCTTCCTCTATTTTTGCAAACCATTCCATCTTATTTTTATGTTCTTGTGCCATTTTATTTAAAAATAATGGTGAACGATGAAAACAACCAACACAATTATTATAATAACCTTTTTCAAAACCTAAATAATTATTTTTACTCCAAAACTTATTTATATCTATTGCTTTAATATTATTTTCTATTAATGGAAATTTTGGTTTTCTCCACTCAACAACACCCCATTTGTTATTATTGTTTTTGTGTTTGCCTATTACAACTTTTATTTCTTCATTACCATTGCTATTTAATTTATCTAACATTCTATTTGCACGTTTTTCTTCACCCTTTCTAAAACCTATTCTCATTTCACAAACTTGATTTATTTCTTTTTGCCACCAATCAAATATAGGTTTCATTTTTAAATGTGTTGTACAATATCTTACCATAATATTAGGTAAATAATATTTACCATTTTTACCTTTATTATTATTTGCACCACCTCTTATTATATCTTCAAATGTTTTACCACTTAACCAAGTAACATCTATTTTTTCTGATAGATTAAGCATAATTTTAATAATATTATCTTGTTCAGTTGTACCAACAAATTCACAACCTATCAAATCTGATACTATTTGTCTGACTTTTTTATCAGGATATTTACATAATTTATCATTTGTTCTTACTAATGAAAACACATTATAATCAGCAGGATAATGAATTGCAATATAACTTGATGTTTTACCACCACTTAAACTGTTTACTGTTTTAATACTCATCGTATTTACCTATTACATAAGGTTTATTATCTTTTTTTGGTATTTCACAACTCATTTTTATATTATATCCTAGTTTAGCTTTCATTTTATTTTGTTGTGTAGTTTGTCTTTCTTTGTACAATTCACCTCTTAAATGTTCATTTTCTTCTTGTACCTTTCTTCTCATTCTAGTAAGTCCTTCTGCATTATGTAATTTGTTTTGTGATAGCATTACTAAAAATTCATGTGCAGTAATTTGTTTTGTGTCTATACCTCTTGTTTTTAATTCGTTTGTCCAAAACCTACATTTTAGTTTTGCATCACTATCTCTTAATTGTGGACTTTGTTCTAATAATGTTTTTATAATTTCTTTTGTTTTCATGTTTTATGTTTTAAAAATTATTACCATACTGTCGTGCATACCTGCTTTATCACTTACATATTCACCAAAAGTATTTACACCTTTGAATTTTATTCTTTTATATACAAATCTTATTTCTTTTTGATTAGGTAAAATATGATGATGAAACAATTTTGTAGATGTAGATACAGGTAAAAGCATAACACATAATTTACCTTTTTTACTTTCTTCTATTGCTTTTAATACAAATGCTTTTTTTAATTTTCTTGAATAAGGTGGATTAATAAAGTTTCTTTGTTTCCATTCTATATCTAAACCATTCCATTTATTTATATCATGTTGTAAAGGACAAGGATCAAAATCAAAATTAAATTCATTATTTAGTTCGTCATATATATATTCAGGTGTTGCCCAATCATCAACATGATTTAAATTTCTGTTTTTCATTTTAATAATTTTTTAGGTTCTTGATAATATGGTACTTCTGCTGCTGGTTGATTTAATGTGTGTACTTGATAATATGCTTGATCTATAACCTTCTTATGTGCATATACCCATTTGTAAAAAGTTCTAATATTTAAAAAAGGTTCATCTTTACCAAATCTTACACCTAATCTAAAAGCATCTTGTATTTGATATAAGTATAAGTTTTTAAATCTATTTTCTTTTATAAGATCACTAGCAAATATTTTAGATAAAGCTGCCATTGTTTTGCCATCTGTTTTGTGTCCTATCTCTACTGATGTAATACTAACTAAATCATATATTTTTAATGATAGTTCTTTTAGATTATATTCTTTTATTTGTTTCATAATAATTCTTTGCCTTTTAAATATTCATCTATTTGACTATCTATTTTAGATTTATTGTTTTTAGTATCTCTTTTTTCCCAAGTTCGTACACAAGCCTTCCAATCTTTCATTTTGTTTTTTCCTACTTTCCAATCTTTAGTTTCGTAAAAATCATAAAATGTTTCAGCACATATATTATTATTACGTTCTTGACAATAAACAATAATATCATCAATAGAAGGTTTTACAAAACGCCTTTTATTACTATACGTAGTATTATTATTATTACTTGTATTATTATTCTTTAACTTTTTTGTTAATACCTGCTTAACATTAATGCTATTACCCCCATCACAAATATCTATATACCTATTTGCAATTTCTTTTGTACCCTCTTTATATACTATTGTAACATTAATTAAACCCTTATCTCTTAATTCTTTAATCCAACGTGATATTGTTACTTTGTTTTTATTATATAACTTTGAAAAATATCTATTTGAAGCATAACATTCACCATTCATTTGTTGTAATGCAGTAATTTCTGCATATAATAATTTAGCATTTGGTGTTATATCTGCATAACGTACATTAGCAGGTATTACTGCCCAAAAAGTAGGTTTATCCTTCATAAGTTTTATAATCTATTTTATAATCGTATTTTTCAAATGCTTTTTTTATAGTATTTATATCTCTTTCAAAATTAAATACACCTACATAAAATTCATGTTTATATTTACCACAAGTAACTGTAATTGTAACATCAGGTGCTTTACAATTAGTTATCTGTATTTTTCTTACAATATTAGTAAATTTATTTTTATGTAAAATTTTACGTTTTCTATTACCTTTTAATAGCTTTGCAAATACTTCATCATATTTATCTTGGTATATTTTCCAACCATCATAATTGTTTTTATGGTTTCTCATATAATGGTTCATACTTGTTCTATCTCTATTAATACGTTTTGCAACTTTTACTTTATGTATTCCTAAATGTTTCATAGATAATACACAAGCAATTTGTCTAGCTAAATTTAATTCAAATTTTCTGCTTCTTGTTTTTAATAGTTTATAATCTACATTACAAACTTTGCTTGTAATATTTAATACTCTATCTATTTTTTGTAATTCATTCATAATTAAGTGTTTAAAAAAAGAGGTGTAGTACCAAATTGTAAAATTAATTTTATGTTAATACTAATTTCTGTTGTTGTTTATCAATATCTACACCTCTTATAATTTAAAATGGTAAATCATCTGTATTTTCGTTTAACTTACTTTTATCTTCTCCTACAATGTAATTATAACAAAAATCTGCAAATGATTTTATTTTTTCTTTTTCTACTTCTTTATTTTGAAAATAAATAGAAGCTGATTTAATAGCAACACTTTTTGCCATTCGCATTTTATCAGCATCTGTATAACCACCTTTACTACCTAATATTAAATTACCTTTGTTGTAATAAGGTTTAATTTTAGGAAATCTACCATCTTCAAATTCATATTGTACTTCTTCACCTACAACAAATTTATCTTGATCTTTTGTTTTTGATGAATATTCACCTGCATTTCCATTTTCCATTTCTACTTCAAATTTGTAGAACGTACCACCAAATTTACTATCCCATGTACCATTTGCTTGTACACTTTTAACTTTACTTGTTTTTAATAATGCCATTTTTATATATTTAATATTTATTGTTTTTTAAGGTAAACAATTTTAACCTATACTATAAATGCTTTTTTATTGTTATTAATATATCTGTTTTTTACTATATCCATTTTATTTTTAGGTATATCATCAGTTATATCATAACATTCATCTAATGCTAAATTGTGTTTTTTTATATACTTTTTAAATAGTTTATCTGTTTGTGTTTCTGTGCCTACAATTATAATAGATAAATCTGCTTTTTCAGGTATATCTTCATATTGTCTTTTACCTAATGATTTTTGTTTATTAGTATATATATTACCATTATTGTAAAATGTATATTGTTCTACTATCATATCCATAACATTATTATTTTTGTTATAGCTACTACGACAGTAACAGTTGCTACTGCTAATGCAATATTTACTATATCATTATACATTTCATCTTTAAGATTTATAATATCATAATCTTCATAGTTATTAGCAAACCATGATACATCATAACTATAATATTTATCTCCTATATGTTCGTATGATACCTTTCTTTGCTTAGTTGCTTTTTTTAGTTCAAAGAACTTTTTGTACTGTTCATTGTTTAATAAATAAACTGCTTTTGTTTTCTTGTTAATTAATTTATACATTTTCTTATTTTTATTGTTTAACGTATAGCAAATATACAATAAAATTAATTACTAACATAATTTGGTTAGAAAGTTATTAACAATTATAATGTTAAAAAAGTTATATAAAGGTTGCTAATATAATAAGAACAAATGCCCATACTATTATTATAGGTAATTGGTGCTTAGGCTTCATTATAAAGGCATTAAAAGATTTATAGGTGTAGTGCCACCTAAAATAACTCCACAAGCAATAGAAGGCTTTTTACCACGTTTAGCATAAGCCATAGCATAACTATCATGATCTATACCACAACCTACTTGCATACCAAATACTCTGAAATTTTGTCCTACATAGTGTTCTATATAACATTGTGTGTGTAGGTGTCCTTGTACTGTATTCATCATATCAGCACGACATTTACTTCTACTTGTTCCTGCTTCACCATGAATATATTGTACACCATCTATTTCTAATCTATCTACAAAGTTCCAATTAGGTACTTCTAAAACTTCTTTATATGATTTTATCCATTTACTTGGTATTAATGATGTTTGTGCTTTTCTCATAATCATTCTATCATGGTTACCTAAAACTACATTAGCTTTTGGAAATGCTTTATACCAACGTGCTATTCTTTTAATAGCTACTTCTAATTCTTCTTTACCTGTATATTCAGCTTCTATATCTATCTCATGAAAAGAACTATAATGATTATCAACAATATCACCAATAAAAACTACTTCATTACAGTTCCAGGTTTCATATTGTTCAATACAAAAATCTAAATATCCATCTAAACAAAATGGTTCATGAAGGTCACCGATAACTAGAACATTTCTAGTTTCGGTTTCCCTCATTCTTTTTAGTGCCACTATTTCGTGTGGCTTTAATCTGTATCTATTATTTCTTTGCACTATCAGCTATACCTTGACCTATTACTAATGCTATTATAGAATATAATATAGATTGTGTTTCTTGTGGATCAAGTCCAAAACTTTCGTGCAATAGTTGTACAATAATACCTGCTATTGTGTACCACGCTTTTTTTGATTTTAAAATTTTACCTAGTAAAAAGTTTTTTAGTAAATTGTTCATATTATTTGTTTTTAATTATTAAATTAATATTTTCACCGCCTAAATTTATAATTTCTTTCATTAGTAAATTCATAGCTAAAGTAGAGTTACTAACAAAGTCCTGTTTACGTTTTAATCCTACTAGAATACAACCACTTGTATCTTTAGCAGTATTACCTCTATGAAATAGTATATAGCTTCTATTAGGCACATCTTGTACTAATAAATGCACATAATCTCTTGTTGCACTTTCTCTTGCTACTCTTATTCTTACTTTATATTCTCCAGCAGGTATGCAAGATATATTCTTTTGATTATTTAAGTATGGGTTTTCTAATGTATCGCACATTTGTTCACCATTTAGATACAGTTTACCAATAGTAGAATTTTTTGTAAATGTATCTCTTATTATTAAAAGATTTATACTGTCCAAATTATATGTAGTGAATTTTATACACCTTAACCCCTTTAACCTCATGTACAAATTCTTTACGTAATTTAACAACTTGTTCATCTTGTTTTTTGTATTTAGGGTTTCTGCTATTTAGCTTGTTTTTTTTCGCCATACTTTACAAATTTATATATACTAAATGCTATTGCTAAAGTCAAAGATATAAGTGTTAATATTTCGTTTACCTCAACTAAACTAATACCTATTGCAGTACCATTAGCTAGCGTTACTTGTGCGGTGTCTTGTATTTCTTTCATTCTTCTTTTTATTATCCTTACTCTTAATGTAAGTTTTTAATTTTATTTTATTTACTTCTTTTACTTTGTAATACTTTTTCATTAGTAACTAATATCAGGTGTTAAGAAATTTCTTAATCTTAATTTAGTATCTTGTTGTGATGGTCTTTCTAAATTCATTCCTGCATAATAAGCATTTTTATCAGGTGATATATCTTCACCACTATTTGTACTGTATTCAGGAAAGCTAGATATATTGTTTCTAAGGTGTTCTATTAACCTTTCTGTATAGTATTCAGCAGTATTTCTAACTTCCTCTCTAAGGTGTTGCGCTTCTTCTGTACTCAACGCAGTACCTGTTTCTGATGTCTTAGCATAGATGTTACCATTTTCGACCTTAAAACGCAAAAACGGTATGCAATGATAAAATGCCCAATTAGGTAACATATCACCAATATATTCATCTACTAAAGTTTTATATACGCCTGTTAGTGTACCAGCAGTTATATCTGCTTCTAGTTTCTTATATAAATCAGTACCAAGTTTTGGTTCTACATATAACTTTTGTGCTTGTCTTACATAAGGTAAAAGTAAATCTACATCTACATTCATATTGATTGCAGTGCTTTCTTTTAGCTTATTTTCTGATATAAATAATACGTATGCCATAATTATCTTTTATTTATAAATCCTTTATTCTTCATTCTTTTTGGTGGCTTTGCAACTTTTACATTGTTCTTCTTTGCAGTAAAACCTTCACTTCTTGCTTTAGTATAACCTATTATATCTGCATCTTCTATTTTAGTTGTTTTAGATACACCTAATGTAGTTTTGTATATTTGTCTTAGCCAAAAATGATGACAATTACCACCACCTTTATAGAGCCATATAGAATAAGTATCTGCACCACCTTTACCCCAACCTTTATTTACAGGCATTTTTGACATTCTTATAATATCTTCTTTACGATACACTTTTTTTGCACCCATCATTTGTGTACAAAAAGCTCTTTTTTTACCTGATTTTCTAGTTAAAAATTCATCTTCAGCATATACATAACGTACTCTATAATAATCGTATGTTTTTTTAGATATACCATCTTGTTCTGATTTTCTACTTGGTAATGCTTTACCTGTACTTGCTAATTGTATTTTTTCATCTACTAAATCATTTAGCATATTTTCAAAATCAAATTCAGCGTGTTCATCACCTACTTTTTCTTCATGTATTAGTTCACAATCTTCAGGTATATCTTCACCAAATTCTTCTATAAATTTTGTTAATTCTAAATTTTCTTTTTCTGCTTTTATAGGTACACAATTAGGTACTTCTCTACCATCTTTTATTTTTGTTCCTATTGCTTCATATCCTGGCTGACATGGATTAGGTGTAATAAATTCTTCTTTGCAATTACAATCTAAGTTAGTTATTTGTTCATGATCTTCACATGGCATATAAACTGTTTTACCATCTAATGTATGTTCATGATAACCTTTGCAACCTAATCTTTCAGCTTCTGCTTCTGCTTCTTCTATTGTATCAAATAAAGGTAAATCTATTTCACCATCTTTACCTTCTGTAACCATACTACCTACCTTAGCAAAATCTTCTCTAACATTAACTTCTTCATTTAATGGTGATAAACCCATTTCTTCTCTTAGTTCATCTTCTGTTAAAACACCTTTTAAATCTTCTGATGTAAATTGTACTGTTATTGGTTTGAGTTGTACAAAGCTAATAGGCATATCCATATTATTAACTCTAAACAGTTTTCTTAATACCTTAATAATGTGATTTTGGTAAGGTTTACATACTGTATTTAAATAGTAGTTAGCAGCACTATTAAGTTCATCTACATTACTTCCTAATCCTGTTTCATTTTTAATACCCATTAGCATTGGTGATGTAACACGATGTGCAGTTAGTATATTTTGAACTAATAACTCTTGTAAAGCTAAATATTGTTTATCTGCATTACTTACTGCAATAGGTGTAATTTCAGGTACTCTATTTCTATCTTCACTAAAGGTGAGTACAAATCTACCTGAACTTTCACTACCTGTAAACTTTTCTTTTAAACTATTCTCTATTTGAAAGCGTTCCTCTTGTGTAGGTACACCATTCGCAAAAGATATAAAATAAGAACCACTAAACCCATTAGATATATTATTAAGGTGATATTCTGATACTTTTTGATCTATTAAACTCCAATTATTTCCAGCTAAATAATCAGGTGTAAAATAACTATTCATGTTAGGTGAATAAAGACCTGTATAAAGTATTTGGTTTGCTGATGTTCTATCATTTACGTTAAATGCTGGTACTCTATAAGGTTTGTTTATTCTTGTATTACTCCAATCTGCACTTACATAATATGCACATACTTTACCAAAAGCATCAGGTTTTTCACAACGTATTTTTTCAACAGGTATATGATATATTTCTGCTATTTGTGTTCTATCTTTACTCCATATAATATTTAAAGCAAATGCACCTTGTAATTTAAAATCAAAAGATACCTTTTTAACTAACTCATGTAAAGTTTCATTTGAATTAGGATTAGACATAAATTGCTTTAGCTTAACCATAGCATCTAAATTACGTTCATCTTCATCATCTATTACTATTTCTTCACCTGCGATTAATTCACTTGTAGCATTTATTATAGCTGCATTAGTAGAACTATTGTAGTACAAATCAATTAAAAATTGTGGATATAAATTCCTCCAATTTTCAGTACCATATTCTATATAATCTTTACCACGTACTTCTTGTACTTGTGGTGCAGTTTGTGCTGATAAATCAATATTAATAATTTCTTTCATAATTAATCTTCTTGTGTCCAATCAGGACTGTTTAGTATTTCCATTATACCATCATAATCATATAGTTGTTTATCAACTAAAAAACTTGGTGTATTCCCTTTAAATTTCAACACAAATTTAGTTTTTTGATTATTATATCGTAAAGTATTTTGTGATGTTTCTAAAACTTCATCAAAATTTACACTATTTAATTCTTCTGTATTTAGTATTGTATATTTCATTTATCCTGCTTTAAAAGGTACATCTGTACTATAAGTTGCATTGTTGTTTAAAATACCATTTTTTTGATTACCACTACTATCTATTGCAACAGTACCACTACCTTCATCTAACTTATAGTATGCAACTAAAAATCTATTACTTGTTAAATCTATTGGTTCACTATTAGCAACATATACATCTGATATCCCAACAACTGCATTGAATAAACCTAGTTGTGCTACTTTACCATGTAAAAAATTACCACCTAATGTGTTTTGTCCTATCATGTTATTTGCAAAAGTTCCTGTAAATGTTCCACTAAAAGTATTAACTGCTTGTGATATACCATCTATAAATAGTTCTATTCTTGTAGGTGTCCAAGTTGCTAAAATATGATGAAATTTACCATCATCTTCAAAATCTACTGTATGTGATGCTAATTTTGTTGATCCACCTAACCTATAAGCTATTCTTAATTCAGTTGTACCATTATGATAGAATACATTTACATAGTTGTTACTATCTACTCTGGCTTGCCATATTGTCGAACTTGTACTTGTAGTATCTATTTTAAACCAAGCACTACATGAACCACGTTGTCCACTAATTAATGTTTTGCTTTCTGCAATATCAATATAAGCATCAACACCATCTAAATCAACAGAATATATATTATATCCTGTTTTAGTATTATTAATGCTATTACCTAATTTTAATCCTAACATATCTTATGTTGTAGCACCTTCATGATAACCTATGCCAATACCTGATGTTAAAGTAATTGCAGTTATATTCATAAATAAAGTAGTACCTGCTGGTAATGTAGTTTGCAATGCACTTTCACCTGTTGCATCTGCAACTGTTATAGCACTAACTACTGATGTTACAGGAAAATATACTGCATAAAAATCTTTACCTGTTTGTGCAGCAGTAGTAAATATTTCTGTACTACCATTTTTACCTAATTGTTCTACTAATAATTGTTGTACGTTTTCTATCATTTTTTTAATTTTTATTGTCCATAATATATATAATTCGTTCCTGCTGGTTCTTCATGCTCTTTATATGTTACTTCTTTAAGTGTTTCTTCGCCTTGACTAATATACATTTTACCTTCTGTAACTTTACCTTGTAATGTATAATAACCTTTTGTTGTACTTGTAGATGTTGCACCATAAATTGCACTTATAAAAACATTACCTTTCTCTTTTACTGTACTTGTTCCATGTTCTAATAATACATCATTAATAGCTAGAACTATTGTAATACCAAAATAACTACTAGGATTGCTTAATGGTCTTATATTTAGTGTTGAACCAACAACTAAACCACCACCTGCTGCACCACCTGTATCTGCATATTGTTTACATTCAACTAAATTAGCACTTAAAGTAGGATTGCCTACTTGTGTAAAACTATGTGTAGTAGTTTGCGGATTAGTAGTAATGTTAGTGATTTGTGTTTCAGGATTAGTACTACCTTGTACAAAACTATAAGAATGTCCAATAGGCATTTTAGAAAGTATTGTTACATTTATACCTGTTGAAGTTTGTGTTACACTTGTAATTTCTAAAAATCTTGTGTTATCGATTTGTGAGTTTATAGAAAAAAGTTCTGTACCGCCTGTATGTATATTATCACCGCATTGATTATCTATGTTAAAAGCATATATACCAGCATCTAAATCTGTTACTTTTTGATTATACACATCATTTAAACCTGTTAAATTTTGTGTAAATAATATTGTACCACTAAAACTAAAATTTACTACTCCAATAATACCTGAATTTTCTTTTGGTGCAGTAGAACAAGTTTTAGCTATTGTTGCTGAACTTTCTTTTGTTAATTCATATAGTTCATATCCATAATATCCAACAGGTAAGCCATGAAAAAAACCATTAAACAAATTTTGATTTGTAATATCTGTTGCTGCTAAATTTAATTTTGTATATCTATTAAATACACTAACACTTGCACTATAAACATATATAATGTTACCTGTCATATCATTAGTTAATTTAAACAAAAAATCTAACTGATCTTTAGCAACAGTTGTATCTATTCTTTCATCTTCTGTTACTAAATAAATGTTTTCAGGTTTTGCAACTGTATTGTAAGTTAGTTGTATCATATTATAATATAGAAAATTGTAGAATTTATTTGTATTCTAAAAAAAAAGGTGGTATAAAACCACCTTAATTAAGAAAATATATAAAAACACTAATGTTAGAGTTTATGATATTACTATACTGTTTATTGTAAATGCAGTATTGTCAAATGGTGATGTAGTGTAATCTGCAACTGTACTCATTGGTGCTTCTTCCATACCATCAAAAGTCCATGAATAACCATTATGATCTCCAAATGCTGCACCACTTAAATTAGTACCACTATTTAATCTCATTCCATTTTTAACACCCATGCAAAGTATAACATTTTTACCTGAACTGTTTAATTGATTTAGTTCGGCAAATATAACTAATTTACTTAATGCTAACAATCTAACTTGGTTTTGGTCAGCAGTAGATAAATGATTTAGTTTAATTGTTATTTGTGGTGTATAATGAATAGTACCATTTTCTGTTGAACCTACAATAGTTTCTGTTAAACTACTTTCACCTCTTGGTAATGTATATCTATATAAATCATTACCACCCATTTCAATATCTGTAACAGAACCAGCTGATATAACTATACCTGTACCTAATATTTCACCTGTTGTAGCATTTGCATTAAAATCATCATAAACTCCAAAATAAACATTCTTTATACCACCTGCAATTCTATCACATTGTAGTTCCCTTCCTTTTGTTAAACTTGTACAAGCCATATTTATTTATTTTAAAGTTAAGGTAGAGGTTTTTACACCCCTACCATATTTCTAGTTTATTATGATTGTCTTACAATATCTGCACCTACACCAGTTTGTACACCTGCTGAATATCTTGCTACCAATCTCATGTTATCTGAACCATCAAGATTAGCCATATCCATTAATGTAATTCTTGTGTGATCTGATACTAAATCAGTTCCAAAGAATAGGTTTGATTTTCTTGCAGCTACTACTTGGTTATCTGCCATTCCTGGACATACTGCAATTCTATAACCTTCAAATACAGGCTCATAATCACCATTCATGTTGTAAGCATTTACATATCCTAATGTAGATACTGCTGATACATAGAATGCATAAGTTTTAGAGTTCATATAAATATATAAATCTTCCTTTCTTAAAATTGGTGATATATTAGCTGCCATATCCGCAGTTAATGTTTGTAAGTTTGCAATAATGTTATCTGCACTATATGCTGCTGAAGCTGATGATTGTACAACTGTTGCATCTACACCTGGTAGTAAGTAACCTGTTGCTGCACCTAAGAAACCATTAAATTTACCTGCTACTGCAGTTCCTTCCCAAATGCTTTCTTCTGTTGCATCTGCAATAATTTCACCCATGTAAGATATTACATAATCTTCAAAAGATGGTGGTGGTGGTGCACCTGCACCTGCTCGCATTTGTAGAGCTTCCCAGCTATCTAATAAAGTTTTCTTACAAAGGTCTAAGTTAATTTGTAAATTTTTAGGTTCTAATACTTTTTCAGTAAGTGCTAATGTACCTGCATCTGTAAAATCACAAGTTGCATCTGCAACTACTCCTGAACCTGCCATTCTTTGAATATTAGATTTAAATTTAACATTCTCAATGATTGTTAAAAAATCTAATGATGTTGCTTCTTTTAGTGCTGCACTGATGTAAAAACCAGCTGCTTTTCCACTAAAATTTGATGTTGTAGTAAACGCCATTTTTTAATTTTTTTTAATTATTATTTTTATTATCTATTTAAGTTGTATAAAAATCTTTCTTGTTTAGAAAGCCTTTTATATTGTTTAGTTGTTAGTACAGGTTTGTTTGTACTAAATTTATTTGTATTAACAGGTGCTTCTGCTGGACTTTCTGCTAATTCAGTTTTTAGTTTTTCGTTTTCTTCTTTTAACTTTTTAATTTCATCTTCTGCTGAAAACTCAACTACTTCAGTTGTTTTAGTTGTAACTGTCTTAGGACTATCACCTCTTAGTTCTTCTACTACTTCTTCTTCAGTAGTTTCTTCACTCATTTCTTCTTTGTCCTTACCATACTCTTTTACAAGTTCTTCAACTGCTTTTTCTAGCTTAGTCATTCTTTCTTCTATTTTCTCATACTTATGGTCTGGCTTGTGCTTTAATTCTTCTTCTGATGCTTCTACTTCTTCAACTTCTTCTTCTGTTTCTTCAGCTTCACCTTCCATAATTTCAGCTACTTTACCTTCTTCTTCTACTTTAACCTTAGTACCATCTTCCATTACGTATAATCCAACAGGTAATGGTATTGTAGTTCCATCTTCAGTTAATACTGAAATATCTACACCTACTTCTAATGTATCTGATTGTGATACAATAATTGTACCATCTTCTGTTTTAGCTTGATAACCTAATTTTACTTCTTCTTCAGTTTCCAAACCTAATGCTATTTTAATTTGCTTTTTTAAATCCATAATGTGTTCTCTTTAATTAAAGTTTATACTATATGATAGAATAATTATATATTTATTTGATTTTTAAATATTATTGAAAATTAGAAGGATCTTCAAAGCTACTAATTATATTAATTATACCTCTTGCTTCTTTTATATCTGCTTCTAATTTTTTAAAATCTTTATTATCTGTTGCTTTTACACCTAATTCTTTTGCTGCTTTTTCAAATCTTTTTAACGTTCCTTCTGCAAAAGCAATAGCAGGATCTAATTCATCGTATGCATCAATCATTTTTACATAAGGTTTATCTGCTCGTGTAAGATAATCTTGGTACTTTCTCCAAGTAGTATCTGCATCTTTCATAGCTTTTATAAGTTTTTTAGCCCTATCTTGTAATTCTGCTACACTTCCTAACTCTACCTTCTGTGGTTTATTAGTTTCTCTTATAATCTCATTTAAAGCACTTAATATTTCGTGATTAGTAGGTTTATTATCTGACATCTTTTGCATTTTATCTACAAAGTACCCTTCTATACTAAGTCCTTTTAATTCACCTTCTTTTATCTTATTCCATAAATCATCATTATCAATTCTCATTTTAACAAACCAAGTGCCATTAGGTAAATCAAAACCATACATTTTAGATTTGTCCATATCACCTTCTTTTATCCAACTTTCAGTAGTCAATACACCTGATACTCTATCTTGATGTTCATACGTTGCTTTGTGGTGATTGTTATGCTTTAAATATAGTTCTGCTGCTTGTCTTACAGTATCTTTACTAAAATACACATAATACTCACTATCAGTTTGTGGATTGTATCTAAATATTTGTTTATTAGGTATTAATGCAGGACTTACTAACATACGCTTATCTTCATCTACTTTTGCAAATGTAAGATTGTGTTTTTCTTTACCAAAATATACAAAGTTTTCTTCTATTGCAGGTGCTGATACTAAACTAATAGCATCTATTGCTAACATTTCGTTGTTTTCTTCTATAACTAATTCAACTATTTTTGTAGGTTTCTTTTTCATATTATCTTATTTTATCTAAATTGGTCAGCATTAAGTTCCTTTACCCAATATTCAGCTCTATCATCTGCACCTTTAAGTACATTAACCTTACCTTGTATTTCATTACCTAAATCTATTCCTAACTCTTTTGCAGCTTTTTCTATTTTTTCTGACATATCTAATGCTTCACTTACTATTCTTGATAACTTTAAAAATTCAGTATCTGCTTTTATTACTGCTTTTCTTACATCTGCTAAAGATTTACCTTCTGCTACTGTTATTTGTTTTTCTGCATCTTTAAATAATTTGTCAAAATCTTGTATAGATGCTAATTCTACTTTTTCTAATTTAGGTTCTGCACTTAAATTAAACTCTTTTAATTCTTTAGCATATTCTTCATAGGTTTTTTTACCTAATGGTGTAGGATATTCTTTCATTTTATTATATTTATTAGGATTAGCTTTATCACATTCTTCTTTAGTATCGTATTTACATTCTCCTGTATTACCATACTTATATTTTCCATCTGGACATTTTTTACACGGCATATTTATATATAGACATTTTTAATATTTGTTTGATTTTAAATTGTTGCCCTTCTTCTTATCGTTGCTAACTTATCTTGACTATTTGTCATATCATCAGTTACTACAAATGCTTGTACAGGTTCAGGTGCTTGTAGTCCACCTAAATCAAATGCACCACTTAACATTTGAGGTGCTGGTGCTTGTGCTGATGCACTAGGTACTGATCCACCACTACCACTACCTACATCTTGTTCCATCATTTTTCTAACATTAGCTAAACCTTGCGCTATTATAGCTGCACCTGTAATAAAACCCGTAGGACCACCTACTTGAAACGCTTTATTTGCACCTGCATAAGTATCGATTATTGCACCTGCTACTGCTAACGCTTTGTTTTCTCCTGCTAAACCACTTAATGCACCTGCTAGTTGTCCATACGCTTCTAATTGTGCTTGTGCATTGTCTTGAGCAACTTGTGCTGCTTCTTTATCTGCTTCTTCTTTTTCTTTTAATAATGATACTTGATTTGTTAATTGTTCTGATTGAAAACCTGTTATCTGTGCTTCTACTCCTTTACGTTCATTTAACAATTCTTGTAATCTTATTTGATTTTCTAAACTATCATTTTTGGCTAAATCAGCTTCTGCTGCTTCTATTTGAATATCAATAAGTTTTAACATTTCCTGTTCTTGCTCTTTCAGAACTTCACCTAATTTTTCGTTAGCTGCAATTCTTTCTTCAAATGTTAAAGTTTCATCATCTCTAACTTGTCTTAATTTTTCTGCTTGTCTATCATATTCTTCTATTAAACCTTGTACTTTTACTGCTGCTAAATCACTATCCTTTCTTAATTGTACTTGTGCTTTTGCATTGTCAAATGTAGATTTGGTATATTCTTTTATTTTTTTTGTAACTTTATCTATCTGTTGTTCCATTTTTACAGTTTCAGCAGTATTACCTACTACTGCATCACCTAAATTTTTAACTGCATCTGTTGCTACATTTCCTGCTTCTTCAAATTCACCTTTAAATACTAATGATACTGCTTTACCTAAACCACCTATACCTTGTATAAGATTTTTAACTCTTGTTATTACTTCAAGACCTAACATTTTACCAAACTCTAAAACATTTTGTACAGTTTCATTACCAAATATTTTGTCTATAAAACCTGATGCAGTATCTATATTGTTAGATAAAAACTTAAAAAAGTCATTAAATGTAATGCTTAAAAACTCCATAGCAGTATTAAATATATCTACTACTTTTTGATTTTGTCTAAATACATCAGCTAATTTTACAAATAAACCTACTACTAAACCTATACCTGCTGCTTTTAGTGCATTACCTATACCTTTTACTGCTTTACCTACTCTACCAAAACCTTTATCAGCTTTTTTTGTGCTATCTGCTAATTCTTTTGTGCTTTTTTTAGCTTTATCAAGTCCTTCAGCTACTTCACCTATATTTGATTTTACTATTGCTTCTACTATTTCTTGCTTTGCCATATTATACTATATTTGTTTCACTTATTACTTCATGTAGTGTTACGCTTGCACTCCATAAATTATGTACGTTATTTCTATCTTGTACGTTTACACTTATTGACGGAACGCTACCAGTTGTACTGTCAGCCATTATACACGTACCATTTACTCCTACTTTTGATATATTTCTACTAAAACCAACGTCAAAACGCATTACACCAACTTGGTTAATTTTGACTGCACCTCTAATATTTCTATATGAGTAATTACCAGCCGTACCACTACTACCACCTAGTTCTAATCTTGTTATATAAATATCATAACCTATTATAGAATTATTTTCTACATTTATAAAACTTTCACCATCACCTTGTATTGTCATATTAGTTGCAGTATTATCTATTGTAACACAACTAAGTTCTAATGTTGATGTTTTTCTTCTACTATTAAATGTTACTGCATTTGTGCTATCTGATATTGCTCTTGCACCACCACCTATTGCTACTTCTGATTGTCTATTTACTGTTGCTCTTGAACCACCTAATATAGAAGCATTTTTTATTTTTGCTTCTATTTCATGTTCATTACCTAAAATAAAAGTATTATTATTAAAACCATCTTGTAAATTATTCGTACCTATAACAAAATTATTTTGTGTATTTGCAGGTATTTCATTATTTGTTCCTAAATTAATTTTATTTCTTTCAGTTACAGAACCTACTATATTAAAATTTGTTGTGAATGCACTACAAGTACCTGTTGCTAAATTGTATTTATATCCATACGCTTCACAAGTTTTTTGATCTGCAAATAAACCTGTAAGAGTACCATCAGTAAATGTTACGTGACCTAAATCTGATATGCTTTCAGGTTTTAAAACTAATCCTTTTTTTGTTTGTATTGTTTTACTCATTATGGTAATAGTATAAATTCAACAGTTGATAAAGCATTAGGTTTGTAGTCAATTTTATTTACTCTATATACTTTATTTTTTATTATTACTTTATCTCTAAAATCAAATGTATTGACATCAGCAGCATTTAAATAAACCTTACAAGTCATTATTCTAGTATTAACATCATAAAGTTCATTATAATAAGGTGCATGATATATGTTGTATAAATTGTTTACAGGTTGTGATACAGGTGCTACACCAGGAAATAATTGACATGAGCCAAAATTATAATCATAAGATGTATTGTCAGCAGGTACAGATGGATTAAAATGTGAGAATTGTAAATAATCAGGTTTTACACCTCCTGCTACACCATTTTGTCCTGGTACGTCATAATTACCATTTACTCTACCATTATTATATAATATTCTTGGTGCATTATCAATACTATCAAAAGTATTATTACCTTTTGAACCATATATAACAGGTATTATAAAGTTAGGAAATACATCCTGTATAGGCTTTATTATTGTAGGTGCAAAAGGTTCAGCTACTATTTCTTCTACACCTACTAAATTAGTTATTTGGTTTGATCCTATTATAGCTGAAGAACCATTTAACTCTTTAGTACCATATTCAAAACCATTACTAGCTATTTTATAAGTGTGTAAAGAATAATCTTCTTCATCATGTACATACTTAAACTTTACCATTCGATTTAATTCCATAGGTTTTAAATCAATTTTTGATATATCTATTTTATCTGTCCAATCATGTTGTATGCTTCTTTCATTTAATGTAGTACCTGACGTATCACTAACAAACATATCAGCATAAGGTTCAAAAATTATATTATTAGCATTTTTTGGATCAGGCATACTAATTAAATTAAACATTGTCATTATACCCTTTAGAAATTCCCATTGTTTCGTTTCACCTCTTTTTGTGTTAAAATTACCTGATGTAACGGCAGTAGCATTGTTATAGGCATAACCTGCTATTGAACTATTTGATAAAAGATCAGGATCATCATTCATTTGTTTTAATACTGAAGCATTAGCTGCTTCCCATTCTATATATAATTCATCATTTAATCCTAATGGTATTCCAGGTGTACTAAGATTTGTAAATGTAAACAAGTGGTCATTACTACCACTTGTTCCTGATAAACTTGTATTAGGTGGTGCTATATTCCAATAATCTTTAGTACCTGCTGCACCAAATGTACCACTTACATTGTTTCTAACTATTCTTAAATAATTTAATGTATGTGTTATACCAATATTTGTGTTTGTTATGTGACATCTTATTCCCAATTTATAATATGTATTTTGTTGCTGACAAGTAAATTTATTTGTTGCTAAATCCCATCCTGAATTAGCACCAAAATCAGAATAACCTAATAATGAACCATTATGTTCAAATTGCCATACAGTACTTGTTGTTCCTGCAAAATAATCAGGATCATTAAATCGATAAAATGTCGAACCACTATCTGACCAACTAGCAGGGCCTTCAGTTGCACCCCAATTAAAATCTATATATAATTTACTAAATTCTACACTATCAAAAAATTCTGATACAAAAGTATATCCTGCTTCTCTAGCTATATTATCTAATAAATATTTACATTGTATAAAAGGTCTAAAAGCATCTTCTAATCTATTTAATAATGGTTCACTACCTGTACAATCTATGTTACCTGTCCAATCTATAAAAGGATATTTTAATACATTAGTTTCATTTGCAGCTAGTGTAGGTTTTTTTGCAAAACTATCTGCTGCTAAATTTGATAATAATTCTAATTGTCCTTCCCAAGAATTAACAATATTATTGTAATTATAATTGTGATTTAATTCTTCTAAATTTAATTGTGAAAAAGTCCTGCCTTCTAAAACATCTTTAAGTGCAACAGTTTCAGCAAATAAGTTTACATTATAACTTATTTCACCATTATTGTCTTTTATTTCTATTAATCTTAATTGTCCTTCAAAAATTAATAAACCATCTTGTTTTAATACTGCTTTAGTTCTTAAATATGGATTAAAATCAAATACATTATTTATTGTTTTTTGTACATCAAATATATGTGTAAATATTTTATTGTTTCTTTTAGTTGCAGGTAAATCAAAATCTTTAGAATAGCTTTGTGTTTTTTCTGCTGCATTTTTAAAGTTATCAATACTTAAACTTAATGGTATATCTTCTTCTTGATATAAATCACATATAACTTGACCATCAGATAAATCAATAGGTGTTTGTGGTACAAAAGCAGGGTTTTCTGTAACACTTATTTTAGATATAGTTATAGTTTGATTTGTAGTGTTTTTATAAGCTATTGATATTATAGGATCAACTACTTGTGCAACAAAATTAAAAACTGTTGTAGTATTACCTGTATTAAATGATGAAGAAAATGTATTACTAAGTGTTCCTACAACTAAACCATCAAAATTAACAATACCTGCACCTTTCCAACCTATTTGAACTTCAGAACCTGATGGTAACGCATTATGTTCTATTGTTAACGTATATTGTCCACCTATACTTAAACCACTTATTTTTTGATATGCACCTGCTAAACTACCATTTGAACCTGAACCACTACTAGAATATAAAGTTAAAGTATTAGCTGATGTACTTATAGAAGGTATTGTAGTTGCATTAAAAATTGCAGTAGTAGTATCAGTATAAAACAATCTCCAATTACCAAATTGTGCAGGAACTGAACCTGATAATGAAACTGCCCAATTTAAACCTGCTGAACTCATACCTGTTGTACTTATTGCAGGTGTTACAAATGTGTTATTAGATGCGTATTCATTTATAAGTTGTACATTATTAAATGAATAGCTATTATAGTTTTGTGGATATAATATTAACTGTGTACTCATTTTATACTGCTTGTGTTCTTAAATCACTATTACGTTCTATTTCAAATGTATATTGTATTAGCTTATCATTTGCTTTTGTCTTTCTTGTAAATGAACTTGTTGTTAATATTACAGGTTCTACATATTTGTTTATTATTCCAGCAGTATCATCATCAGAATATTGATTTATTATATAAACTTCAGGACTATTCATTAATTCTTCTATCCATGTACTTTCTATATCATTTAAAAAATCTGTATTAATTTGTAATCTTTCTTTAGCATTTACTCTAAAGTTTTTCATGCCACCTTTAAAACCATGTGGTCTATAAAATGATTTATTCCAAGTACCATTATTTTGTGTGTATTGTTGTTTGCTTGTAGTTATTGACCTAACTGACTTTTGATTAAAAGTATAGTAATCCCAACCACCAAATTTGTTTAACCATGCTAATCTTATTCCTTCATATCCAAAAGAACTATCACATATAATGTGTATGTTGTAAATTTTTGTTACTGCCGTATGGTTTGCACCAAATGCTTGTACTGTATAATAACTAATATTGTTTATTTGTCCTTGAAAATCTGTACTCCATCCTCTTAAATTAGCAGGAAATACACCTGCAAATAAATACTTTGTCAAAGCATATGGTTCTTTGTTTTGATAACCACCTGTTGTATTTAAATTATCAACTTGTATTGTACTACCTATTGGTGAACCAGAAGCATTATACATTTTTATTTCTATATAATCTATTCTACAAGTACCTGATTGTGGTGAACCTGTTGTGAAACTTCTATCCATTGTATTAAACATTGGTATAGTTCCATAATCTCCTATTCTAGCATATTGATCGGTAGGACAATTAGATAAAAACCTAGATGTAGGTGAATTTTGTATATAACTAATAGTATTACCTGCTAAATCAAAACCTGCTTTTTCTAAATCCCAACCAAAATTGTTAGAAAATTGTCCAAAATCTAAAGTGTCTTGTTTACTAAGATAACCATTATAATAAAGATAAGAACCTGTAAATAAAAAATCTGTATCTATATTTACATTATTAGGTTCAGTTGCATCTGCACCTAAATATTCTATTTGAAATTTAACTTTTAACCACTTCACAGTATGCTTTGCCCAACTATATTTGTCTATTAAATGTATAGGAAATTGATTTTGATTGCTATATACACTATTTTTAAATTTAGGTTGCCCATTATTCCATCCAGGGATTAAAGAGTATGTTGTATCTATTGCATGTTCAGGTATGTTATCTGAATTGACAAAACTTTCTACAATAGGTCTTAGGTCAAATATACCTACACCTGCATTATTAGGTGTTGTTTTAAGTGTAGCAACTAAAGTGTTAGCAGTACCTAATGCCGTTTTATTCCAATCAACATAAACATTAGCTATAAATTTAACTTTAGTTTGATTTGCTACTACTGTATTTTCTGATACTGCAAATATTACATCTTGTGCAGCAGGAAATGGATTTAATTTTGGTTGTTGTTCTAATTGTAAATTTGCCATAATTATACTGTTGTTTTATACATATCTGAAAATGCAGTTGTAACATCTTCTTTAATTGCACCTAAAAGACCTACACCAAATCTATCTAAACCTAATCCTAATGGTCTTTGGAAAAAACTTGTGCTTTTTATACCATCTCTTTTTATTTTACTTGCTATTAGATATGCTAAAGATTTATTGCTAATAAACCTACCTGTTTTTTTATCTCTTCCTTTTATTCTTCTTGCACTTATCCATTTTGCTAATATACTTGTAGGTGGCATTTTATTTGTATATTTAAAAGGACTTTCTACCTTTCTACCATCATACGTTGTAAAGTTTTGTATTTTTTTATTACCACTTACACCTTTATCTACAAACGTACCATAATTTAACATATAAAACTCTACATCATAACTACTACCCTGTTGTTTTAGTTTAAACTTGATAGAGTTGTATAAATCTTTAGATACGTTTTTTCTAGCTTTAGTTAAATTTGTTTTTGCTTGTTTTACTACATATTTACCAAAACTTTCTAAATATCTTTCTATATTATCAAAAGATTGTGCCATTAAACAAGTCCTGCAAATATTTCTACTTGTACATCTGTTGATGCTGCTGGTCTTACTTGTACACTTGTTATATCTTCCAACGTACCATAAGCTGGTGATGTATCAGTTTCACCTATTGCAACGTTTTCTGCTTGAAATAATACATGAGATGCACCTGCTCTTACTGTTACTTGATAATTAGTATTAGTAGTTATAAGTGCTAATTTAATATCATCAGTTGTACTAAGATTTGTTACCCTAAGATACTTACAGTTTTCTACATCTAATGCACCTGCTGAAGCATGAGGTGTAGAACCAAATACTGCAATAGTTGTTGTATTAGAATGAGCACAAGTTAATATACGTTCAAATACATCTACTATACCTGTTGTGTTTATTACATTTGTTGTACCTCTAGTTGCACCATTTAAGGTAACACTTTCAGTAATTGTTGTTGTTAAATCTGCCATAATTTATTTTTTTTCTTTATCTATTTGTTTTAATTTACTAATTGCCCAATTTATACCACTAGAACCACCCCAAGCATCCCACATTAAACCACCACAACCTTCACTATAAGGTACATCTTTATTTTGTTGATGCCTTTTAAATGATGCCATACGTGCTATTGTATCTCTACTTATTGGTTTTCTATCTGCTAATTGTGCTGATCTTGTCCACCCTACTCTTGTACCACAATCACTACCATTTTCTTCTTTCCATTTTCTTGCACGTTTAGCATTGTTAGTTGCTGCTTGTGGATAATCTGTATAGCTTTTTAACCCTATACTTATTGCTTCTAATTTTTCTAATAGTTCGTTATAATCCATAAGATATTTTTGGTGGTATTAGTTGTATTGTTAATTTGCCTATTTTAAATTTTATCATTCTCCTATAAATGTATTTGTCATTGGTACTTCACAAGTTTGAAAGCTATTTTGTACTGTTAAACCTATATTAAATACCCAACCTGTTACTGATTGGTCAAATCTTTCTTTAAATGGTTCACAAGTAAAATCACCTTCTGCAAAATATACAGGTGCATTAATATCTAATGCTAATTGTGCTTGCCATTTAGAATTACTTAATATACCAATAATATCTATACATATTTGTAATACATCACTATAAACTTCTTGTTCATTACTTCCATCAGGTTCTACTAGATCCATTATAAAAACTTGAAAGTTATATACAAGTTCTGTTCTTCTTGTTGTTACATTTACAGGGTTAAGGTGCATTAATGGATAAAGTGTATTCTTTTCTAAATCTATATCAAATATATCACCTACTGTTGTTGTGCTTATTTGTAAGTGATTTGTACCTAAATTTTTAAGTGTATCTATTACGTTGTTATACGTTTTATTATTGACCATTTATTTTTACTTTTGTTGTACTTTCTAAATCTGTTTCATAACTTAACCAAGTAAATGCTTCTAATAAATTTAGTTTAGTTATTGTTTCTAATTTACTTATATCTCCATTACACAATCTATACATTATGCCAAAGTAACCCCATTTTTCTGCAAAACTTTGTCCTTTATCTCCTTCTCCATTTGTGTCATAGCTTGTGTTAAATATAATGGCAAAATCTTCAGTAATTCGTTTCCTAAATGATAAAAAAAAACCATAGCACCTTGTACATCTTCTGCTTTCATCTTCTTGAACAATTCTGCCCTGACATCAATATTACCATTATATGCTTCAATACTATATTTATCATTTCTTTGTTCTACTATTGGTCTATATAAAACTGCCATAATTTGTGGCATAAATTTCTCTACACCTAATTTTATGTAATGTTCTATATCTGCCCATTCACCTAATGTTATATCTTCTAAATTAGGGTGAAAACCAAATTTTTGATCCTCTACCTTAATTATTCTTCTTAACTTGCTTTTAGATAGTTTTTGTAATTCACTTAGTTTTGT